AAGTGATTTTGATAAGTTCAGCATGTATGGTGGAAGAAAAAGATGCAATGTTGCAGATGATGGAACCATTAATGCATGGTATGGTGATGAAGGCTATACGGAAGATGGTTCAAATGGACAGGTTATGGTATATGAGCCTAAGTTTTATTATCTTGTATGCCCGGTAGAATATGATCCAATTGATACCACAGGAATTGGTTATCATCTGAGAAAAGCAAATTACTATGTATCAGAAAAACCAAGACCAGGTTTCAGATTACATCCGGCATTTTATGATGCGTCAGGAAAAGAGATTGATTATTATCTGACATCTGCATATGAAGGAAGCATCTATGACACAAGTGCAGCGGCTTATCTTTTACAGGATGAACAGGTTATGTCTTCCGCTGAGGATAAATTTTCATCTATTGCCGGTGCAAGACCTGCATCGGGTTCTTCACAGAATCTTACAAGAACTGAAATTGAAAAAATGGCACAGAACAGAGGAACAAACTGGCATGGTGATCTGATTAAACAGATATCTGCCGAACAGCTACTGATGATCATTGAAATGGGTGTTATGGAATTACAGACACCAATTGGTCAGGGTGTCATAGCATTACCGTATACTACAGGAGATGATACTACAAGTTCATACGCAGCCGTTACAGGTTCAACTGCTTCACTTGGTAATGGAACTGGTAGAGCAGAAAAAACAACCACATACGAAGGTGGTAAGGCAACAGAATATACCGTGAATGGTAAAACATCAATTTGTTGGCGAGGCAAAGAAAACTTCTGGGGCAATATCTGGAAATTTGCATATGGTATCAGTATTTGGGGTAACGGAAAAATGGATGGTGGACAGCCTTACATTTGTTCTGACTTTGAGTTTGCTGAAAATAAAAACAGCGGAAATTATGAACCGGCCGGATTCACTGTAGCACCTAAAGAGGGGTATATCTCAGCAATGGGGTACTCTACTAAATTCGATTGGCTTTTTATTGCATCGGAAACGCTGGGTAATAGTTCATTACCTGTTGGGGATTATACATATCTCACACAGAATCTGAATGGTTACCGTGTCGCTCTACTGGGCGGTTATTGGGCTGTTTGGTCTAATGCGGGTGCTTTCTGTTGGGCTCTGAGTGGCGGTGTTGGTAGTCGTAATCGGCATATCGGGGGTCGCTTGGTATATATCCCAGATCGTGATTCAGATGCTTATACTGCGGCTGTTGAAGCATGGAAGCAGAAAATGGCAGCTTAATTCGTAACTTATAAACTTGATCCAGTAGGTTGAAAGAACTTCTGATATTTTCGTTATTTGCCTGTAATGAAAACTATAAAAAACAATCACTCAACTAGGCAGTAATTGGAATAATTGGTCTAATGCAGGTACTTTCTATTGGAATCTGAATAACAGTGTTGGTAATCGTAATCGGAATATCAGGGGTCACTTAATAATTGCAAAATATAGCCGGGTGGAAACATCCGGCTATTTCTATAATACTGTGTGGTTCTTTCAACCTTGCCACTCAGCAAAACAGAAAAATAGGCGGTGCAGACAAGTCAGAAATGATAATACCGCCTTACTTAATTACAAAAGAGGAAATGTCAACCGTATTTACCGGGCATACATCTGATATATGCTGACTGAAATTCGGAACTGCAATATACCAAAAATGAAACGTTATGACCATCTATTTGAGAAAATTTGTGATATTGAAAATCTGAGAAAAGCACATAAGAACGCAAAGAAAGGAAAAGGGTGGTATAAAGAAGTTCAGGAAATAGATAAAGATCCAGATAAGTATCTGAAGCAGATCCGGGAAATGCTCATCAATCATACTTATAGAACATCTGAGTATGAAGTGTTTTATAAGGATGATGGTAGAAAGAAGAGAAAGATTTATAAGTTGCCTTACTTTCCTGACAGAATTTGTCAGTGGGCTATCTTGCAGGTGATTGAACCTTGCATCGTCAGTAACTTGACCACTGATACTTATTCAGCAATACCTGAAAGAGGTATACATAAAGGTCTGACTAAATTACAGGCTGCAATGTGGAATGATCCAGAAGAATGTAAGTACTGTCTGAAGCTGGACGCAAGACATTATTATCAGTCAATCAACCACAATATTTTGAAAGAAAAGTATTCCAGAATGTTCAATGACAATGAACTTTTGTGGTTATTGAATGAAATCATTGACAGTATACAGACCGCAGATATTGAGGACTTAACGGCGATTTATTTACTTGAGGAAGATATTGATCCTGAAACCGGTATACCAATAGGAAATTACTTATCACAGTATTCAGGGAATTATTATTTTTCAAGTTTTGACCACTGGATAAAAGAACGGAAGTACGTTAAATATTATTTCCGTTATATGGACGATATAGTTATTTTTGGAAAGACAAAAGAAGAATTATTTACATTAAAGAAAGAGATTGATGTTTATTTCAGCAATGAACTTAAACTGAACATAAAAGGAAACTGGCAGGTGTTCCCATCGTATGTAAGAGGTGTTGACTTCTTAGGATATAGAACATTTTATAAATATACTTTGCTAAGGAAAAGCACCTGTTTGGAAATGAAAAAGAAAATGACCGCTATCAGGAACAAAGTGGAATCCGGAAACATGATGAACTATTCAGAGTGGTGTTCAATCAATTCCTATAAGGGATGGTTGAAATATGCTGATACTTTCCGGTTATACAGAAAGTATATTGTCCCGCTGTTACCTTATGCGGATGATTATTATATACGCAACATAAAACCGAACACAAAGAAAGGATTGAGAGCTGCATGATTAACTATGGAAAACAGAGAAGTACTGTCAAACCGGAAGAACTGGAACTGACTGAAACAAAAGCATTTGTTAGTTCCAATGTCAAAGAAGTGAATGAACCGGAAACTGATGGACAGCCGGGATTTACCGAGTATGAATTTGATCTGATTGAGTATGACAAAGATGAGTATATTAAGATTCAGGCAGAGAAAAATACTGATCTTGAAAATGAGATCACGCAAGCGCAGGTTGCCATGTGTGAAATCTATGAGATGTTAGGATAAGAAAGAAGGTGTGAAGTATGGCAAAGATTTATGCATCACTGATCATCAAAGGTGTTAAGACACTGGACGATGTTCCGGACAAACTGAAAGAAGCTGTTAAGGCTATTTTACAGGGTGATAACTGATGTTGTTTCAGTTTATCATAAATATTTTATTCAGAAAGGATGTGCAGAATATGGCAATTATCTATGCAACCTTGATTATCAAGGGAAAGAAAACTTTTGCTGATGTCCCTGAGCGTATCAAAGACAAAGTGAAAGAAGTTCTGACTGATCTGGATTGTCCAGAATTAGCAGAGTAATCCGCAGACAAGGAAATTATCACAGATACATAAACAACCGCCATATGACGTTTATATAATGCCACAGGCGGTTGTTTTGTGTACAGAAAGGAAGTAATGAAAGAGATTCTACTGGAAACCTATTCTGTTGCACTTCCTATTATTTTAACTGCTCTTATGGGCTACATTGTGTGGCTTTTAAAGAATCAGAAAAAAGATAGGGATGCGAACAGTAAAGGGACCATGCTGTTACTGAAAGTACAATTAATTGAATACCATGACCGTTATATGACGGATGGTGATATTCCATCCTACGCTTATCAAAATTTTTGTGAGATGTATGATGCATATCATGCTCTTGGCGGTAATGGTATGATTACAAAAATGAAACATGAGATTGAAGAATTGCACTTAAAGAAGAAAGAAGGGAATAGTCATGAAAAAAATTAACTGGCTTGTGAGAATTAAGAATAAAGCGTTCTGGGTTGCATTTATCCCGGCGGTACTCCTGTTAATTCAGGTGATTGCATCTGTGTTTGGCATCCAGATTGATCTGGGTGATCTGGGAAATAAATTGTTAGAAGTGGTCAATGCAGTGTTCAGTATACTGGTAATTCTTGGAGTAGTCACGGACCCTACTACTGCTGGAATCACCGATAGTACACAGGCACTTGAATACACAGAACCGAAGAAATAGGGGGTAGGACTGTGGAGATTAAGGGTATTGATGTTTCCAAATGGAACGGAGCTATTGACTGGCCCACCGTAGCAAACTACGGTATGGGCTTCGCTATTCTGCGGATCACAGAAAAAGGTAATGTTATTGACAGTACGTTTGAAGTCAATTATAAAGGCTGTACCGCCAATAGTATTCCTGTCGGTGTTTACAAGTATAGTTATGCAGTCAATGTTTCAGAAATCCAGTATGAAGCAAAAAAAGTAATTGAAGTCCTGAATGGACGGAAGTTAGACTATCCTGTGTTCTTAGATATTGAAGATAAGTGTCAGGAGAATCTGTCAAAATCTCTTATGATGCAGATGATTGACGCATTCAGAGAAATCATCATTAAAGCTGGTTATCAGTTTGGAATTTATTGTGGATATTCCTGGTATCAGTACCAGCTTCCAGATGATGCAAAAAAATATGATTGCTGGTTAGCTGCTTATCCATCACAGGATGATGGAACAATGCAGATCAGATTAAAACCTGCCGCTGGTATTGGCTGGCAGTATTCCAGCAAAGCAACTATTCCGGGAATCTCAGGGAAAGTAGACAGAAATGTCTTTTACAAAGACTATACTGTAACAAAAAATGAGGATAAGGGGGAAACGACAATGGACAAAGCTATTGAAAAAGTTATCCTGATTGCGAAAAACGAAGAGGGCTATTTGGAGAAAAAATCAAACAGTCAGCTTGACAGTAAGACAGCAAACGCAGGATCTGCTAATTTTACGAAATATTGGAGAGATATAGAACCATCCTATCAGGGGCAGCCTTGGTGTGCGGCGTTCGTATCTTGGTGTTTCATGAAAGCCTTTGGTCTGGAAAAAGCTAAAAAATTGCTGAAACACTGGCCTTACGTGTACTGTCCAACACTGGGAAATTTGTTTACCCGGAACGCAAACCCGAAAATCGGTGACATTGTTATCTTTTATCATAACGGTACATTTACCCATACAGGACTTGTTACCGCCGTAATCGGTGATCGTTTCTATACGATTGAAGGTAATACAAGTGGGGCATCCGGTATTATCGCAAATGGTGGCGGTGTATGTGCTAAAAGTTACCTCAATAGTCAGATGCCCGGAACTAAGTTCTGTACACCGGATTATAGTATTGTATCTGATGCATCCGCACCTGTAAAACCTGAGAATACATCATCTAATACTACACAGACAGGAGAGGAATATATGTTTGAGCCAAAAACTGTAAAAGCTGGTGACAAGAATACCTCTGTACTTTTGTTACAGGAAATCCTGAGAGCAAGAGGATTCAAAGGAAAAAATAAAAAAGACCTTGACCTTGACTGGGAAGCAGGAGATAATACCATATATGCTCTGAAACAGTATCAGAAATCAAGAGGTCTGAATGTTGATGGGGTATGCGGATCAGCAACATGGAAAGATCTAATTGCTATTTGATGCGAATATGGTGGCAATGCCACCAATTTGCCACCGACATAGAAATATACGTGAAAGACTTAAAAAGACAAATAAACTGAACGCCTGATAATTACTTATGCTATAGGAGTTTGAAAGCTGTAAAAAGCAATGAAAAGTGAACCATAGATAAACTGTTCACGTTGAGACGGTTGTCCTTTTGTCCCAACTGAAACAAAAGCCGGATGATTAATTAATGTCACGATTGAACTTGATGATATGGATATAACATCTGCAGAGACTAAGGCTACATATGATGAGATAAAGAAGTATGTGGCTGAACATAATGCCGGCATGAAGGTTTCCAATCTGTATATCTCACAGGTAAAGAGAAAATGCGGAATTGAGGTTGGAAAGAATTATAATTTACCTAAAAATGAAGATAGCAGGCAACCGCAGTGTCCAGAAGATAAAGAGAGTGCAATTGTGGAGGCATTGAAGCATTTTAAGTAAAGAGAGGTGCATATGCTATGCCAGGTATACTCGTGGTTGAAGATGATGAAAATTTAAATCGTGGAATTACATTTTCACTGAAAAAATCCGGATATGAGGTTTTTTCAGCAGAATCAGTGAAAAAAGCGAAAAGAATTGCAAGTGATAATAATGTGGATGTTACCATTTGTGATGTGAATCTTCCGGATGGGAATGGACTGGAATTTGTAAGGTGGATGAGATGCAATTATAATACATACATTATTTGTCTTACAGCACTAGATCAGGAGATGGATCAGGTTATGGGATATGAAGCAGGGGCAGATGATTATATTACAAAGCCGTTTAGTCTTTCGGTACTTCTTTTGAAAATAGAAGCACATTTCCGCCGCAGACAGGAGAAAACGGAAGCCGGAAAGATGATTTCGGGAGATATCGTATTTATCGCAGGAGAAATGAAAGTCCTGATAAAGAGTCGTGAAATCAGTCTGACAAAAACGGAGTTGAAAATGCTGACTTTTTTTCTTCAGAATCCGAAACAGATTCTTTCAAAAACACAAATATTGGAAAATGTGTTTGATCTGGAAGGGGATTTTGTGGATGAAAATACAATCGCTGTCAATATCAGAAGACTCCGTG